TGGACCGGATTCTTATCGCACGGTCAGTTTGTGGCCCGTCCAGACCGATCACGCCCCCGACCCGCCTGTTGCCCACCCTACGCCCGCCTAAGTCTCTGGCGATTGTGTTTGTGGCCCTGTTGTTTTGCAGCCCGTCCGAGATAACCTTGCGCGCGTTTATGATTGCATCGTCTCTGATATTCGTGACAAGCGCCGCCGCCTGTTCTGTCGCCAAAGCCACCGCTCGGGGGTGTGCTCCATCAAACGAAAACCGCCCTGCCAAGCCCTTCGGCAAGTCCTGCGTCACCGCCAAGCCGCCGCCAATGAATGCGTCCTGAATGGCACGCTGGAGCGGATACAACGCCCCGCTGTCGATCTTGAACAAAGCCGCCGCAGCTTCGATGTTGCCCGCCTCTAGCAACCGGACCAGCGCCGCCGTGTCGATTGCCCCGCTGGCCTTTGCCATTGCCTCGGTGAACGCCTTGCGGATGGATGCGGTTTGCGTCCGTAGCAGGCTTTCTACGCGGCGTTGCTGTGGTGTCTTGCGGGCCATTTAGGTAAACCTGCCCACCAAATAACCAAGAGCAATCCAGAGTAGCGCACTTTCTTTGAGAATGTTTATGACATCCATCATGTCGCGGGCTTCATGCACAGCACAAGCGCCTGCGCAGGCGTAAATCCCTCTTTGATGTGCGCGTCATAGCTAACCCGGTGCATCTTGGCTTGGATGGCCGCAAGCTGCATTTGAGCGGGCCATTCCTTCGCCACCTGGTCGCAGATCGCCGCGATTTTGGCGCTGTTCATTGCTGCTGTGCCTGTGGTGTTGCTCATGGTGGTTCCTTCCACGCGCTTAGGCCGCACGGATGCGGCGTTTCGTTGAATTGTCGGGGGTGGTTAATCCTCAAGCATAACCTCATGTTTTACCTCAACGCCGGAAAACAGCAGTGTCTCCACGCTTTCGACCTGCAAGAACTTCGTGGCGCTGGTCACGTCTGCGCGTGTCACGTTGATCGCGATGTAATCCGCCTTGGTAGGCTTAACACCTAGCGCGCCGATTGTCAGCATGGTTTTAGTGACGCCGATCAACATGCCAGACGCATCACGCATCATTATGGGCTTTGGCGATACCAGAATATCATAATCAACGGGGCTGGTGTTCACTGGCACATCTGGATCAGTCTGCACAGCGCCTTTGCGCCGCAACACGCAGGGCGTTCCGATGCTGGCGATACCCTCGGCCACATCCTTTGCGGCCGCTATTGCCTCTGCGCTCATGACCGAAACAACGTCTTGGTATTGCCGCCGATGAATGGCCTCATCATTCCGTCGATCCGCGTGCTTTTCGGAACCTGCGAGCCGCCCTTGCGCCCGGTAAACTCCCACCGAATATCGCCAACGCCTGTCAGCACCTTGTCGCCTGCATCGCTGTAGGTCTTAGAAAACACGCCAACCGTTACCAACTCCAGCCGCGCCGCCTCATACGTTGCGGCCTCTACGGCGTCTGGCAGGGGGTCCACGAACGCGGGGATGAACCGCGCCACATACTCCGCCGCGATGTAGTCACCAGCCCGCACAAGCGCCGCCTCTGCGTCTGCGTCGGTCGCTGCTGTCGGCGCGCTGTCTCCCCTTGCAAGGGCGTATGCGCGGAATGATGCAAGATCAGCCATTACAAGCCCGTGAAAATGGCCGCTTTGACCATCCCGCGCATGTCCTGAATATTGGTCCCCTTGGGGATCTCAACGCCGTGGGCTTCGGCCATGTCCCGCAAGTCGCCCTTGCTCATGGCGTCAACCGTTTCCGGCGTGAACGCTTCGGGTTCCGCTGGTGATGGTGCGCCCGCTGCCTGCGCCGTGTACCGCGACTGCATGTCTAGCTGTTGCTTGATGTTCATATTCATTCTCCGCTGTGCTTTGTGACGGGGCGAACAATGCCGCCCCGCTTCAAAAATCAGCCGTTTGTGACGATTGCCGCCAATGGGATCAGCTTACGATCAATCACGCGGTCCCAGTTTGCAGCCAAACGAAGCTGCGCCAAGGTGGCGTTGCCGTCTGTGAGCGTGGTGTTGGTAAACGCGGTTCCGAACGGATGGATAACCCAAGACTTGCGCTCCCAAAGCGTCTCAATGCCTGCGCCGTTACCCTGAGCCGCTTCGCGGTCCAGTTCCACCGGAACCTTCGGGCTGCGCTCGCCATAGCCGATGAGGCCAGTGCCAAACAGGTAGCTGGTGTAGGTCGCGGCTGCATCGCTGCCGCCCGTGCCTGCTGCGGCTGTCATGGGCAGGCTGTCATCGACAACTAGACGGCGGCCAAGGAAAGACGGGATTGTAAGCTGCCCGTTGCTGTCTGCAAGGAAATCAATATCGTCATTATCGACCATGCGCTTGGCGACAACGGAATGCACGGCGAATACCGCATAATCGTCATAGTGGTCGCCAGACGTAAACGCCGCTGCGGTGAATACTTCGCGCCCGAACAGGGTTCCGGTCGCAACATCTGCATTGGTAGCGCCCGCCACGTTGTTGACCATATCGCCATCGTCGTTTGCGACGTTGTCAGCAATGACGCCTTGCAGCGATGCAATCGTGCGGCGCTGCCACTGGCGCATCCAATAAGTGCCGAAGCGATTGCGAACCTGTTGCATGGGGTCAGATCCGGCAAGTTCGCCTGTCATGTCCGCAGACGAATAGCCTTGGTTCAGGCTGGCCATGCGCGCGACCTGCGTGCCTGTCGTTACCTTCGCAGGAACGGCAATGTCGGTTGGATCGTCGGTGCCGTAGTTCGGCTCATCGGATGCGTCCAGATCCTTCCAGAACGGCAGTTCAGCAATGCGCCCGCCGTCTGAGAACATGCCAGCAAGCGCGGGGTTTGCAACTGCGATACCGCTGTCAAAGAAAACAGTCTTTTCAGGGCCGTTTACAGCCGTGTATGAGGAGTAAACCTCAGGTACATATACGTCAGAGATTTGTGTGGTAGCCATGAGGCTTTCCTTTCGAGATTATGTGCCAGCTAATTGCCGGAATGTTTCGGGGTCGCTGTGGAATAGAGCCGTGCGCTCTTTGTCGCCCATCTTTGCGAATGTCTCCGCATTAGCTGGGGCGTTGCCGTTCTTGCCACCCGTTGCGCCGCCGCCTGAAGCGGGGGTCACGAAGTCCTTGCCTTCACCAGCGGCCCATCGCTTAACGTGATCGACCAAGGCCAGCGGCCCCATGTCGGTATCCACGAAGGGCTTGCCATCGTCGCCAATCTTCACATCGCCTGCCAGCATTGTGCGCGCCGCTTTTGCAAATGACGTGTTTGTGACGCCTGCGCCGTTAAGCGCGTCTGTCAGATCACGGTCAAGTGCGTTTTTCAGCGCTCGGCCTTGCTCGGCTTCGTACTTGCCCTTGTACTCGTCGCGCTCGGCTTCGAGTGTCTGGCGCAGTTTGATAAGCGCGGCCTCGTCGGCTTTCCCGTCTTTGAGTTTTGCCCACTTTTCAGCGTCAAAATCTTCGGGGAAGTCCTTGGCGAGCGCCTTGGCCGCATCGCGCTCGGAACGTGCCGCATCGCGGTCGGCCTTCGTGCGCTCATATGCTGATTTGAGATTGGCAACATCGGGGTGATTGTCTACGCCGGAAACCTGCAAGACGAACTTGCCGTCTGTTTCGGTGTAGAAAGGCTTAACAGCATCATCAATGCCGTCGAGGGTGTCGAGAACAGTATGCAAAGCCATCGGCTTAATTCCTTTAGATTATGGGTGTGGCCTCGCCACGGTGATTACGGGGTCTCGCCCCGAATATCGCCGCCCTCAATGAGGGCGTATTCTTCGTCAAACGTGCGTTCTTGGCTGGCAATACCGCCCGCCTGAATGCGCTCGTAATATGTCTCTTGTGCAAGCCCGCCGCTTTCGACCAGTGCGAACAGCGCAACGGCCTCTTGTGGCGTGAGCGTGGCGTCTAGCAGGTCTTTAGGCGGCGTGACCGTGATGGCCTCGATTACCGCGTCCGACTGCCCCAGCATCCGCGCGATGTTGCGCAATGACGCCTCCAGCAATGAGCAGGATGATTGTGCGACCGTCTTTAGGTTTGCCGTCTCTGAGCGGAACCGCATCTTGCGCGCTGTGCCGGATTCATTGGCCTGCCCCGATTGCTCGAACAGCCGCGCGCCCGCTTGAATGGCAATTGTCCGATTATCTTGGATTGCCTCAAGGTGCGCCTGAATGCCTGCGCAGGTTGGCGAGACGTATTTCAGATCCGGCGTTGTGTTGTCATCGCCTAGCATTTCGTGAACCACGCCCGCGCCAACGGCGGTGGGTGCAGGCCCGTTGATTGCGACCAGCGTTTCTTGCCCGCTCATGTAAAGCTGCAAGCGGTAGTCTGCGGAAAGCTGGTACATGGACAAAGCCGCGCGGGCGATACCGATCATCGGGGGGGCTTCCATATCCGGCCCCATGTCCTTTGCAGACGCCACGGCAAACGGGATCGCGTTGAGTGCACCACCGCCAAGTCGCGTGGGGGTTACGTCCGCCTCGCCGTCAGACTTGTGCAATGTCGCAGTGTAAACGCCATCTGCAAGCTGCAAAACGCGGTATTTCTCTTGCTGCGCCCAAACGAAGCCATCACGCACCGCCTCGCTTTCGTTTAGCACGAAGAACCCAACATCCCAGTTGATAATCGTATCGCCGCGATAGCCTGCCAAGAAAGGATCGCCGCCGCCCTCCGGTGCATCTGCAAGAACGCCGTAGCGCCCCGAAACCAGCAAGTTGCGCGTGATGTTCTTGTGGAAGTCGTTGAGCGTAATGCCCTTGCCGTCCACATCCTCAAACAGATATTCCATGTTGCCGGGCAATTCGACCGCGATTTCCTCGCCGTGAATGATGCCGACCATAGCGCCAACGCTTGTCGCCAGAACCTCGGGGAACTGAGCGCGCATCTTGTATGCCGCATATGCCGCGATGCCGTTGTCTGGGTGCGTCGTGTAGCCAGACGGCATGGGCAGGTATGTGGTGCCGCGTTGCTTTACGTCGCCCTCGCCTTGATAAGCGTCATAGCACAGCCGCCAATCGTCAAGAACTTGGCGCGTGATTTGTGGATGCAGCGAATTAACGGCCATTTAATACAATCCTTTGACCGTTGTGGTTGTGGTTTTTGGTTGGCGCTTGTTTGCTAAGAAGTTGAAAGCCTGCGCTGTGCTGTCTGCGTCGTCATCATGCCCGGTTTCGGGCGGGAAGTTCTCCAACTCAGAAAACCACCTATCATTCCACTTGCCGCGCAAGACAAACACATTGCCCGCCTCGGCTTGTGCGGAGAACCCCGAAAACCTTGTTACCTTGTCGCCCGTCACAGTGGCAAAGCGGCAATTATAGCCAGTCAACAGCTTGCTGTAGGTCGCCACTTGCGCCTTACCAGATTGGCCGGGGTCTTGCGGCATATCAATCGCCACGTCTTTTCCGTCTTGATCTGCGGTGCCTTTTACAAGGCGCTCCACGTCCATCGGCCCCTTGCGGTCATAAACGTGATCTAGGACGAAGTACCGCCCATCTGGCGTAACGCCCATCTTTGTGCCGCACGTCCAGTCTGGATCATTGCTTTCAATCTTTGGCGTCCCTGCCAAGTCCCATCCCCGCACAATGCGCATATCAGACGGAACAGCATCAACGATCTGCGTCCAATGGCGCTGGAAGTATAGGCCCGCCGCTGGTCTGATTTTCCAGTTTCCGCCTAACAGACGCTCACGCTCAACCGTTGGCAACGCCAGCAATGACGCCATGTAGCTTGGGTCGGCAGCCATCAGCGCCTTGTTGTCTGTTAGGCTGGCCGAGACGAACGTGACTGACTTTGCCGGAATTGGCTGAGGGTCGTCGTTTTCATCCGGCATTGTGTATTGCGTCAAATCATCAGGGCCATTGCCCCATATGATCGTATCGCCGACCCGAACGAACCAACGGAGAACACCGGACCTCTCAGGAATGGCAAGGCCCGTTTCTTGGTCAATCCACCATGATATGAACGATGCAACCCAACTATCTGCGTCGGGGTTGCACGTTGCCCTGATATACGGCTTCACACCACACATCGAACGGTTGCGCGAAAGCATATACCAGAATTGCGTTTCACTAAAATGCGTAAGCTCATCAAAACAGATCAGCGGGATCTGCGAGCCTTGCCAGTTGAACCTCGTCTTGTCGTGCTCCAGATGCGCAAAAGATATGTTAGCGCCGGAAGGAAAGGCCCATGTGGCGTTATGCTCTTTTGGGTCGGCAGCGATGAGCGGGTATAGCTTCGCGCTCTCGTCCCACAAGCCGCCTTCGTTTTTGACCTGCACCATAGAGCGGCGAAAGAATACCGCACCAAAATCTTTGTTTGCAACGTGTCGCAACGGCTCCAGCAGCAAGGCCCATGTCTTGCCGCCCCCTGCGCTGCCCCCGTAAATCGCTATGTCTGCACCGCTGGCTAAGAACCGCTCTTGCGGCCCCTCCTGCGGCTTAATTGTCGTTACTGCGGCCATTGTCTGGAAGCTGATAGACCGTGACAGGCGGTG